ACACTGCGTAAGGCGAGCCAGGGGGTGGGTAATGGCTGACCCTTCCGTTGCCCTGCAAGAGGCGATTTTTGCCAGGCTGCAGGCCGAGGTGAATTGCCCGGTCTATGACGGCGCGCCTATGAACGCTGACATGCCGTACGTCTCAATTGATCGAGAGGTATCGGTCAACGCCAGCCCTATATCTGGCCGTAAGCGCGAGCAGCGGCTGCTTTACCTATCGGTATGGTCGGACTCTGTAGGCCAGGCGGAGGTCAAGCGCCTCAACGGCGAGGTGATTGCCGCTTTGGACGAGCGCCCGCTGCCATTAGAGGTTGGCCGCGCGGTCTCTGTGCGCGTGATCCAGTCCGATGCCCAGCGCGATGCTGACGGCATCACGTATCAAGGGTCGATCACGGTCCGAGTCATCACCACTCACTGATTCAACTGCTAGCCGCGCAGCGGCTTTATCCAATGTGCCCTTGGAGGAACCCCCATGGCCGATGACAACCTGAATACAGCTGCCGACTGCCGCCTCTACCTAGGCGGTAAGACCGGCGCTGCAACCGAAACCGAGTACAAGGCCGACACCTACGTGGATGTGGGCGAGATCGAAGACCTGGGCGAGTTCGGTGACACCTTCAATGCGGTGAACTTCACCGCCCTGCGCGGGGGCCGTGTGCGCAAGTACAAGGGCACCGCCGACGCCGGCGACATGACGCTGGTGGTAGGCCTGGACAATGGCGATGCGGGCCAAAAGGCCTTGGCCGTCGCCCATAAGGACCGCTCGAAGGGCAACTACAACATCAAGGTCGTGCTCAACGACGGCGATGCCACGGCCAACCCGCCGGTACTGCCGACCACGTTCTACTTCGGGGCCAAGGTCATGAACAACAAGGTGGCCGCCGGCGCTGCTGACAACGTCGTGCGCCGCAACGTTACCCTCGGAATCAGCACCGACATTCTCGAAATTGTGGCCGGCCCGGCTGCTCCGTGACCGACGGGGCTGCGGCCCCGTCCATTCTGAGGCGATTCCATGAGCGAAGCTCTGTACGGCACCATCACCCTGGTGATCGGTGCTCGAACCTACACCCTGCGCCCGACGCTCGAAGCAGCGCTGCTGATTGAGAGTCGTTTTGGGGGCTTACGCGGCGCGCTCGAATCGATGCGGCTGATGAGCATTGCAGCCAGTGCCGATATCATTGTCGCCGGCGCGGGCCTGACGCCGGACAAGCACTCCCAGGTAGCCACTGAGGTATTCAGCACCGGCGTCGCCAAGGTCTCAGCACAGCTGACCGACTTCATCGCGGTGCTGCTTAACCCGGTACCGCCGAGTGTGGCCGCCCGGGGAAAGGACGAGGCGGACAGCACAGCGCCGTGAAGGACGGCAGCTACGTCGACTATCTGTTCGGCGTGGCCACCGGCTGGCTTGGCTGGCCGCCTGATACCGCCTGGCGAACGCCTATACCGCAATTGATGCTGGCGCTGGATGCAAGGATCGACTGGACCGGTCGCGGTCAGGGCACTGCGTCGAACCAGCAGGAGGCCACGCGCAGGCCAGGTACCGTTGCCGATAAGCTGAAGGCCTTTTTCCGAGGTCGGCAGCAAGAGTAAGTCGCCGCCTCCGGGCGGCTTTTTTGTGCTTGGAGAAATGCATGGCCGATCAACAAGTCCAGGGGATGCTGGTCCAGATCGAGGCGACCACGGCCCAGCTGCGCCGCGAGCTGGCGAATGCCGACCAGCTGGTAGCACGCAGCACCCAGGCGATCGACCGCAACCTGGCTACCGTCGATTCTGCTTTCGACAGGGCAGGCTCTGCAGCGCAATCAGCGGGTGTGCTGATGCGCGGCGCCTTCGCCGCGGTCGCAGGCGCGGGCCTGGTGGGTGGCATCATCAAACAGGTTGATGCCATCGGCCAGATGTCCGACCGCATGCGCGCAGCCTCAACTGATACAGCTGAATACCAGCAGGTGCAGCAGCACCTTCTGCAGACGGCGCAAGAGACTTACCGACCCCTGGCCGAAGCCCAGGAGCTGTATATCCGCACTGCTGACGTGATGACAACACGCAGCAAACCCTGGACATCACCGACAGCTTCAGCTTCCTGCTGGTGACTAACGCGGCGTCCGCTGACAAGGCAGGCTCGGCGTTGGACGCTTACTCCAAGGCGTTGCAGACCGGCAAGGTCGAGGCCGATGGCTGGGTATCGATCCAGTCCGCTATGCCCACCATAGTCAATGCAATTGCGGACGGTACCGGCAAAGGCGCCGATGCCATCCGCAAGCTGGGCGTGGAAGGCAAGCTGTCACTCGATGACATCAATACCGGTCTGTTACGCACCGTCGAAGCCAACCGACAAGCTGCTGCGGAGATGTCCACGAGCGTGCAGGATGCGCTGGTCAATATCGGCAACGCCGTCAGCACGTTCCTAGGCAACATGGAGGAGCGCACTGGAGCCGTTCGGGCGCTTTCGCAGGTAATGCTGGTCCTGGCGGACAACGTCGACTTGGTGGCCACCGCAATGGCCGGCGCAGGTGCTGCGGCGTTGACGCTGTACGTGGCCAAGGCAGGCTTGGCACTAAAGGCGGCCCTAGCGCAGCGACTTGCCGAAGTTGAAAACGCCAGAGCCGCCATCCGCGGCGCTGATGCTCAGCGGATTTACGCCCAGGCCCAGTTGCAACAGGCTGAGGCATCGGTAGCTGCTGCCACCGGTCTGCAACGCCTGTCTCTGGTGCAGACGCAGCTGTTGCCCAAACAGGCGGCGCTCACGGCCTCGACTGAGGCCCTGACCATCGCGCAAGCAAATCTCACTCGCGCAGCTACCGGTGGGCTGCTGTCGGCGCTGGGTGGGCCGGTGGGGCTGGCGCTGCTCGCCGGCACCACTGCGGCCAGCTTCCTGATGCTGAGCGAGAACTCTGATGGTCTTGAGAAGAAGCTTGGCGACCTGGCCGGCCCGCTTGACGAGGTAGTAGAACGCTTCGACAAGTTGAATAGCGCGACCCAGGCGGTGGCTCTGAGGGAGCTGCAAGGCAAGATCGATGACTTGCAGAGCCATCTGGGCCAAACGTCTGGCGCCATCGCTGATAAGTTCGAGAACGACCTGCGCGGCTTGGGAGCTGCGGGTGTCGATGGCTTCATCGCCGGGCTGGCGCCGATGCCACAGGAGGCGCAGAGGGCGCTTGACTTGGTTCGTGCCGCTGCAAACCAAGCTGCCACCGGTGCGGTTGTGGACTGGAAGGCGGTAGCCGACGAAGTCCGCGGCATCCCTGGCGTCACTGAGGCCATGGCCCAGGCGATTGAGACGGGCCAGATGAAGGCCTCCGATCTCAGCGTTGAGCTCATAAACCTGCGCACCAAGTTGGCCGAACTGACTGGCGAGACCGACCGCAACACTTCCTCCACTCAGGCCAATAATGCCGCTAAGGCAGGGATGAGTTCTGCCGGCCAAACCTATCTGGACACGCTCCAGAAGCAGCTGGCCGGGCTGCAGGACAACGGCGATGCGATCAAGATCGCCAACCGGCACATCGCCGAGAATGCGGACCTGACCGAGACCGATCGGCTGGCCATTCTTTCTGCGGCCAGTGCCATCGAGGCCCAGAAGAATGCAAACAAGGATGCCACGCAAGGTAGCAAAGACCGAACCAAAGCGCTTAAGGATGAGATCAAGGCACTCGATGCGATCATCGACCGCGCCCTGCCGGAGCGTAAGCGCCTCGATGACCTGAAGGAGGGCATCGAGGGCCTACGCAAGGCCCAAGCCAACGGCAAGATCACTGCCGCCGAGATGGAGCTCGGCATCAAAAATCTGAACACTGCCTATGCCGCACCAGTGCTTCAGAAGCGTGCCGAGGAGGAGCGGAAGCTGGCAGAGGCACGGCGCAACAATGCCGAGTCATACCGCAAGGCCATGGAGGTGGTACTGCAAACGCGCCAGGACGCGATAAATGCTGATGTGTCCGGCATCGGCATGGGCGACAACGAGCGCGATCAAGCCGACCGACTGAATGGTGTGCGGCAGAAATACGCCGAGGCGCGCCGGCAGTTGGAAGAGCAGCAAGAGGATGTGTCCCGTCGATTAAGTGACGATGCCTACCAGCAGCGTCTCGCGGATCTAGGCGATTTTCAGGCCCGCGAGCTTCAGATGGAGGTGGATGGCTACGGTGCCAGACTGGTCGCTCAACGGGACTATCGAAACGGCGCCAGGCGCGCCTGGGCCAACATTCAGGCCGACGCTGAGAACGTGGAAATTTCAAGGATTTCGCCACCAGCGTCATCGCGGACATGGCGCGGATCGCCAGCCAACAGGCGGCGAGCTCGCTGCTCAGCACTGTCGTGGGCTGGGGTGTATCCGCTGCCGGCAGCTACTTCAGTGGCGGGGGCAATGGCATGACGCCGGGCTCGGCGGGAGCTGTTTCGTCAAACCTTGGCGCCTCACAGGCGGGGTACTCGAACGCCTACTTCCAGGCACTGGGCGGCGGATGGGATGGCGGCGTGCAAATGTTCGCGAAGGGCGGTGCGTTCGCTACCAACAGTGTTCTGACCAAGCCCACTGGATTCGGCATGGCTGGCGGAGGACTTGGCATCGCTGGCGAGGCAGGACCGGAAGCCATCATGCCACTGGCCCGCGGTGCGGATGGTTCTCTGGGCGTGCAGATGGTGGGCGGCGGAGGTGGCGGATCAACAATCGTCCAAGTCAGTGTGCCGATGGCAGTGACGCTGGAGGATAGAAGCTCCGAAGGGATGGAGTTGGACACCTCAGCCTTCCAACAGAACATGCAACGCCAGATGCAAGGCATTGCGGAAAAAGCGGTTTCTGACTCTTGGCGAGCTGGGGGGCTCAGTCATCGGAACAGCAGTGGGAGACGTTGATGGCGATCGAAACATTCACCTGGACACCTGACGACGAAGCCAGTGGCGACAGCACGCTGAGGACAAGGAAGTCGCAGTTCGGGGATGGCTATGCGCAGGTGTCGAGCGATGGGCTCAACACCGCGGCGCCAAGTCATTCCTGTGGACCAACCCTGAAGGGGTGCTCGGGATGTACCGATGCGAGACCTTCCGGCAGCAGCGCAAGCCGGGTGATGTCGTGGTGCTTTCGGCAACCTTTGATCGAGCGTATCAACCATGAGCCTGATCACTCAGTTACAGAAACTCGATCCAGGCGCCGAGATCCTGCTGTTTGAGCTGGACGGCTCGGACTTCGGCGCCGATATCCTGCGGTTCCATGGGCATGCAATACCGCACACGCCGGAGGAGTTGGCCGCCGCTGGCGCCAATGCCGATCAGTTGCCGGCCAAGTCGATCTGGTGGCAAGGCAACGAGTACGGTGCATGGCCCATGCAGATCAATGGTATCGAGGCGAACTCGGACGGCACGGCGGTCCGGCCTACCTTGAGCGTTGGCAACGTCAACGGCAGGATCACGGCGCTTTGCCTGGCCTTCGACAATCTGCTGGAATTCCAGTTGACCATGCGGCACACCTTTGCCGAATATCTCGACGCTGCGAACTTCCCCGGCGGCAACCCTTCCGCAAATCCGGCGGAGGAAAGCATCGAGGTGTGGTACATCGACCAGAAAGTGTCGGAGAACGGCACCACGGTTGCCTGGGAACTGGCCAGCCCCGGCGATGTAGGCGGCGAAACGATCGGCCGGCAGATGACTCAGCTGTGCCACTGGGCCATGACTGCCGGGTACCGCGGGCCTAACTGTGGCTACACCGGGCCGTACTACGACATGGACGGCAAACCGACCTCCGATCCGGCTAAGGACGAGTGCAACGGCTGCCTGGATACCGGCTGCACCGTTCGTTTCCGTCAGGGCAACCCTTTGCCGTTTGGCGGTTTCCCAGCCGTTTCCTTGATCGCCAGGAGCTGAGCATGCGCAAACACATCCTGGCCGCCGTGCAAGCGCACGCAGCGGCTGAATACCCGCGCGAGTGTTGCGGGCTGCTGCTGCAGATCGGCCGCAAGCAGGTGTACCACCCGTGCTCCAACGTCGCCCAGGACCCGACAGAAGAGTTTCGCATCACGCCGGAACAGTACGCCGAAGGTGAAGACCTGGGCGAGGTGATCGGCATTGTGCACTCGCACCCCGACGCCACCAGCAAGCCCTCGCCGCGCGACCTGGCCATGTGTGAGGCCACTGGCTTGCCCTGGTACATCCTTTCATGGCCAGAAGGCGACCTGCGTTCCATCACGCCCACCGGTCATACGCCGTTTCTTGGCCGGCCGTTCGTGCACGGGGCATGGGACTGCTGGCAGGTATGTGCCGACTGGTACGAGCGGGAGTGGGACTTGGAGTTTCCAGCCTACGCCCGTGAGGAGGGCTGGTGGGAGAAAGCTGACGGCCCGAGCCTGTACGAGCAGGCCTTCGAAGCCGCCGGCTTCTACGAGGTCAGCCAGCCGCAGCGCGGCGACATGATCGTCATGGCCGTAGGTCGTACCGCCCACCCCAATCATGCGGGCATTTATCTGGGAGCCGACGTGCAATTGCCGGAGACACACATCCAAGTCTTCGGTCCGGGCCCATTCATGCTGCACCACCTGCTAGGGCGGCCATCGGAGATCGTCGTGTTCGGCGGTCCATGGCTTGAGCGGACACGGCTTGTGTTGCGACATAGCAAAGCGGTGAGATGATACATTCTCAGTTTGAGGAGGGATCACATGCGAATTCTAATCGGGGTAGTGGGGCTGGCGTTGCTGGCGGGGTGTACATCCCCAGGAGACTTACTCAAGAGCGACCCAACGATCGTCGGCGAGACCTTGAAATCACCGAAGGCATACGCACTGTGTGTCCTGCCCGGCTGGCAAGAGCATCAAGCTGGCGCGACTATGAATGAGACCTTGACGGGCTACCGACTCATTTCCTCAGCTGAGTCGATTGGTCAGACCAACGAGG